TGTTTTACACCAAATTTAACGCTAAGGATGTGATATTATTTAAGGCCCCCTCGTCAGAATCAAGGATCACACCCGGTTTGTTTGTACTCATCGCGGGGTTTTCCTCCCCACTGCCACATACGCATTAGCAATACCAAGGTTTGGCTTCACCTTGATATGCCCAGTTGATTTGTTACACGACGTCCCTTTTCACAGGGTACTTTATCCTCTACGCAAAGCGGTGTTGATAGTCAGTCAACACTAGGAAGTTATCGTAATAAATATATTCGAACTGGTACGAGACATTTTAAGTGCACCCACTGCTCGTATTCAGTGGGGCACCGGGATGAGTCGGCTGTGTTAACAAACACAGCCCTCTCGTATGGTACTAAAGCCGCTTCATCTTGCCGCCCTTAAAGACGGCACCGATGGCGTCGGTCATGACATCCGAACCCGCCTGAACCAGCGAGTCACGTGCCATTCCTTCCGCTAACTTAAGCGGCTGTCGCAGTTGAGTCGACACAGAATTGTAAGAACGTGCTTGATGCACCGCCGCAGTGTGGTTGTGGATTGCGTCGGATACACCAGCGTGGCGATAAGTTTTGACCTCACCAGTGTTGATAGGTGTGCCCATGGTACTGGAACCTGTAGCTTGCTGCTGGAATACATTCTCATGGGTGAGAACATCAATGGTGACTAGATACGGCATGTTTGCACCGGAGATAAGACCACCATTGTATTGGATCCAAAAACCCAAATTCCAGCCAAGCAGTGTGGGAGCACCATCTTCCAAAGCTTGTGGAAGATAATCATCGATCTGGACACTCTGAGGTTGAGTGTAACCGATGGGTGCAGCGTACTGGTCGGCGTCGTGAAAACTTGTCACTGTTTGAAACTCATATGTAGAAGGTCTGAAGATAAACTCTGCAGAATCACCAATGCGTGCGACGGTCACACGCGATCGGGATTGCATCAAATCACCAAACGAGGTAATTCCAGTTGCGAACGATCCAGCGAGAGCGGTCTGATCAACTGCCATGTTGAGCAAGGCGTGATTCTGACCTCCACCGTGATGGATGTAGAGCGTACCACCCTCATTCTGTACAGATCCCGTATATTGAATACGGACACGAACACCGAGCCAACGGATTGTGGCTCCATAGGTGTTCGACGACGTACCATAATAACGTTGTGTCAATGGGACGTCTCTGTAAGAGGTGGCTGGGGCAGTTTTACCCGCAAGTGTCAAGTCTCCAAAGCAGATACCAGCCGTGCTGGCACTGTTTTGCATGATTGGGGACATGTAGAAACCTGATGGCCAAGTCGCTATCGCACCACTACGAACAAAATTCCAGTTGAACGAATCAAAAGGAACTAGGTAGGGATTGATGAGACAGGCGCAAGCAGCTGCCAATTGTCCTCCAGAGGCTCCGGCAGCTGGGACATAGGTTGTATGTCGGTGGGTAACTGCGTAAAGTCCCTGCCAATCGCTTGGGAGCAATGCATGCAGCAAATGCTCTTGATAGAGGCCTCGAATGAAGCTAGCAACTGAACCTTCTGCTCTAACGTCGCGGACTGCAAGGTTGAATGGAGTGATTGCAAGAGGGTTGTCTCGCGGAGCAGAAGTCCTGCGCATTCTGGGACGCTGGTGACGTTTCTTCTTGTTGATTGTGAGTTTGTTAGCGAGTCGGGCGACAAGAGAGTCGACTGTCGCAACGCTGGCTTTGGCGTTCTTCTTTGCATGTTTAACCATACTCTCGTGACTAGTGTGAATAGGGTGTTTCCGTACACTAACACGGGACTGTCCATCCCACGCTACTAATCGTTGACCCGTGCAGTCTCTAGGCATTTAAGGCTCATTGGCCAACTTAGCACGTTTTTCTCACCGATTTTGGGCCATTAAGCATGGGACCCCCTGAGTCTCCTAAGACCGTAAGAATGCTAAAAACGAACCCCAGCAACCGGAGTAAGTCAAGCGTCTTCTGCACCAGGTGCAGGACGACCAGCAGGCGAGCTGATCGTATTACCATGTGCGGTTCAACAACACGGAGTGTATCTCATCGGCCGCTTGGAGGATCAAATTCTCGATCTCCAGCTGAGCGGCAATGGATATACTGTGCTGATTTGCGAACAAAGTGCGCTCGCGGAGAGTAATGGGAACAAATCCTTTAAAGCGCGTGTGCAATATCGCGACATCCAAGCCAGAATTAGTAAGTAAGTCGTTTCGTACCACACCCACACCAGGATATAGGGCTCCGAAGGTCCATAAAATGGGAATGCCAGTCCACAAACGGGTATAACCGCTGCGGACAGTAGCTAGATAATCATGCCACTGACTGCCTTTGAAGTGTCTGAAAACATTCAGTGTCTTAACAAAAGCCGAAACCGGATCTTTCACCATAATAAATTCACCATCGGATCGCACGAACGGGGTCGCACGACAGAACGCCAACTCTTCTAGTGTATAATATATGCCCTCGACTTTTGTTTCAAAGCCAAGCTTAGACATTCTCTTAATCCACCGAGGTAAGTTAACCAACTGTTCAGGGTCCACGCCTATGCATGTATCATCCCCATCGCAGTATATTTCAGTTCTGTCCCAATGTTTGTCCAAACCAAGTGAGTAATGTAATGCACCCAGCATCACAAACTTATTACCGACAGCAGTGCCTGCTGTGCCAGAAGCGCGATTCGGCCCAATACAGTAGGAGTTACCTTTATGTACAACATCTCCCACATTTTGAGCTCGCATCACCCTCTCCAACGAGGGCATATGCTTGTAATCGTGCCTCTTGCACCAACCGAGGAATTCAGCGCGCTCACGCTCCGCCTTTACATCTTCAGATCCATCAAATGACGTCAAATCAACTTTCACAACTACCTTACCCTTAGCGATGATGTCACGCAAAGCGACAGCTCGTTGCTGGGCATCAGCAAATGTAGCGAAAATTGGCGAGCCAGACGGGTTGCACATTAAATGCATGTGATGCTGTTGCGTCTTGCGAGCACAGCCCTCAACCATAATAGGCGTTGGGTACCTCTTGCCAGTCTTGGTGTCCACCTCCTCCTGCACTATAATTGCACGGGGCTTAATTACTCCCTCCTCTCGTAATTTTGTCTCGCCTGACTTAACAAACCCAGCATGCGTGAGTCGTCCAGTAATTTGAGATCCTTCTCTTCGAAAGTAGGCATAAGCCTTCTCGTACATAGCACGTTTGGCACCACCGAAATTCTCTGCAAACCGCTTCATCTGACCAAATTGAACGGCATCGCTAACGTCCTCCAACATAGAGTAAACATGTGCTAGAGAACGTGCGTAACCATTCATATGCCTCACACTCGGGCGAATTTTATCAGGTTCGGATGCAACACGCTGCCTAGTGAGCATTGCGTGGTGAAAATTCGATGGATTTCTAGGGTCAATACTATCAACCGAGACGGACCCTAATCCGAACAACGACGCCACACGCCATATTGTCGGACCTGTCACGGTCAAATAAGTGGTAGGAGCACCAGAATCAAGATTAGTCAACCTAAACCCCCTCGCAAAATTATTGAAAGGTTTGGTTGGTGGAAGGCTGCTATCCACAACCCAAGGCGATCGGTCCTTAGTAGCATAAGGATAACCGTACGTCTCAAGTACACTTGTCTTGTATTCCGATGTTCTGACCTCCTCCACCCACGATCTCATAAACACAGCTTAGGAGGTGGGTGTTGCAACAAGTGCTGTTCCACTAATCTGGTCACAGCTACTTTAGCAAAACACTTCACTCCTTTACTGTTCAACGAGCGTTCCACATAGGTCACGATCGATTGAATTGCAGCTCCACTGATCTGCGTTCCGTTAAGAACACCCAGAACAATAGAGTCCAACTCCGAATCGTAACCCTGCGAATCAGCTTGATGCATGAGATCTTCCAATGAGGGCGGACCACGAAGGCTATTATACCCCTGAGCAATACAAGCATACTTATCGCTAGCCATAACCGACTCACGTAAAGCTACCCGTAACTTATACTCAGTTGTGTCCACGAGCACACTTGCATCGCGGATCAATTGGGCATCTTTTTCACGGCGCGACCGATATTGATCGACAACCGCTACTCTAACCTTAAGTCCAATGCTGGGCAAGATGCGAGATCGCTCCAAAGTCGGAACGAGATTCTCAGCCTCCTGCAACAGCTCAGCCTCATTGCGCGTTATCACAGTTAACGTGCTCGTCTTATAAACTTCACCGACGGCACTCTCACAAACTGCGAACTTCTCCTTGGCGACCACAAACCCCGCGCTGGCATTCTGCTTGACTAGAGCAGAAACCAAACCAAAGCCGTCATAGACGTCACTGGCGGGAACGTAATTCACATGTTGCGTACGACGGACCTCGTGATGGGGAGCATTCCAGCCCCCCGCGAGATTACTTAGCATTCTTATCATTGTGAATTTTGGTCAAAAAGGAAAGACACGACTTCAAGGGATCGTCGCCCAGGCGACCTGTTCATCCGAACAGCGGGAACTCTCCAATAACTCAACTGCCTAGTCCAAACAATCGCAGAAAGTGACACATGCTTCCACTACGAACAGATTGTCCGATTAGCGCGTCGGCAGGGGTATGCAGCATTACGTTTGCAGAGGCCATCATCGACGCGCGAAGTTATGTGTATATCTATACATTTCAGTTTACGATCGCAAGGATATTGCGCTGACATTGAGTTGGATTGGTGACTTGATTCAGCCGAAAACCTGGATATTTTTGTCCGTCAGGCACCGGACCATAAGGGTCTTTCACCCTGGCAACACACAATCGCAATTCTATCCGAC